AGGCGTCAGGCCAAAAAAAGTTAAGCCCAATGGGCACCCTTACCTCCTCTCCTGAATCTAGAATTACATTAAGATCTACATCTGGTTGTGTATCTCTAATATGTTCTCTTAATGCTCTAGAATCTCGAGCTAATAAATAACCATCAATAAATTCTCTAATTGATTTTTTTTCTGTATCTCCATCAACTGAAGTAATAATATGCTTTAATCTTGTTGAAAGTTCGGGTGATGCATTTTTATTAATCTTTTTTAAACCCACTAATTCTCTTTCTATTGCTTTTTCATCTTTACCTGTTAAAAGCTTATATGTAACAACAGTGCTACTACTAGGTAATGTAAAAGAAAACTCATTTACTCCTTTTGTAAAGGAAGTTTCATCAAATGGTTTATTTTCTAATTGTGTAAGATCAATAACTTCATTATTATCTTTTATAGTAACTTCATAGTTACCTCCATACCCTAAAATACGAGTAGCAATTAAAAGTGCATTTTTATCACCTATAACTAAGTCATCAATATTAACTTTAGATATTATTACTGATTCTAATAATTTATCTAATACAATACCTTTTTGAATATAAGCTTGGTTAGTTAAAATATCCTCTTCTTTAGCAGTCATATATTTAATTTCTACTTTGCCACTAGATAGGGGATTATCTTCAGGATAAATTAATCCTTTAGATGGAAGTTCTATTTCTTCGGTTGGGAATTTAAATTCGGCCATAATCTTTATTTAATTAAAACTTTTTTATCGTTGATACATATTAATATAAAAAAAAAGCTTGGCAAAGCCAAGCAATTTTTTGAGGTATGAGGGTTGGGTAAATTTTTAGAAATTCAATACACAGTAATCTGGTTGGACTGTCATTGTAAGTTCTTGAGCAGCATTTTCAGTATCCCAATTGAAATCTCCAAATGAAGCTTCTGTAATCATTGCTCCTTTGATAATCCATTCTGATACAATATCACCTACAGGTCCCAATACATTTACAGTTAAGTCTTTCTTGTAGAAATCACTATAACCATCACGACCAGTTACTGATTCGTGGTGTAAACGTACCCATTCCATTACTGCTTGAGCACCAGAAGGAGTGATAGGATCAAATAATGTAAATTCAATTGTACCCCAAGTTGTTTTCCCTTTAACATAACGTTGTACGTTAATATGATTTAAAGGTACTGAACCTTGGCTTACAGATACGGCTCCTACACCTTTCATAATGTAAGATGGGAATCCATCAACGTAAAGAATAAATCTATTCTTTTGTTTTGGCTCAAATGCCGTGTAAAATATTTCGTTAGGATCTAATACTGCCATTTTATGTTTTTATTTTATTATAAATATTCTAATTTTTAGTTTTTATTCAGGAAATACTGCTCCTGTTGGTAATACATTGAAATCTAGCATAATAAATTCTGCTGTTCTAGTTGGTTGAATGTAAATTTGACCTACTAATTGATTTCTATCAATTACATCTGGAGTGTTATTAGTATCATCCATTACTACTTTAAATGCATATAATCCCTGTCTTTGTTGTACTGATTCTAAGTATGGGTTAACTTGTGCTAAGAATATATTTCTTGTAGCAATTGTATTTTGTTCAAATACTAAATTATCAGATACCTGAGATATAAAGCTTTTTAAAGCAATTAATAATCTACGTACATTTACACGATCTAATGCGCTAGCTCGTTTTTGTAGTGTTTTTTGTCCAAATACTACAACTCCACTTCCTGGGAATGTAGCGATTGGGTTAACATTAGCTTCATATAAGGAATCTCTATTTGAAGTAGTTAATTTTCTTTCTGCTTTAGTTACATTTCCAAGAGCACCTCTTGTTAAACCTGCAGGTGCAAACCATGCATCACTTGAAGCATCTGTAAAAGCATATACACCAGGAATCATAGCTGAAGCTGGTACCCATACTGTTTGTGAAGTATTTGGGTCAACTGTTTGTAACCATGGCCAGTATGTAGCAGCATATGAACTATCAAATCCACTAGCTCCACTAATTATATTAGCAATATTTGTTCCATATCCATCTAAATCTATAACAGCAATACAATCTTGGCGAGCTTCAGCAGTTGTTACTAATAATGAAGTAGCTACACCATGATCAGAATTATTTAATCCTGGGGCTGATAATAAATTAAATTTATAATCATCTTTATTACCTAATAAATTAATAGAGGCAGTATAATCAGATTGAGATAAACCTTGAACATTACTATTAATATCACCATAAAATTTAGCTCCTGCTCCAAATAATTGTCCTGAAGCACCATTAAAGGATCCAGAGGAAACTACTGGTAAACTTGCTGTAAATTCTGATTTTGCTGATCCATTATTATCAAAATAATCTGGTGTTTTATAGTTTACTGCAGAAACTCTTACATATTTACTCTTATTACTATATTCACCTTGAGAACGTACATATGAATCAGCTCCATCTTCCACAATTGAGTAGCTTGTATTACCAATTACTTTTTCAATGTAATTTACTGATTTTGGATCTAATGATAAATTATTCCAAGTTTCTAATATTGATTTACTTCTATTAGTATCATTTCCTCTACGTACTAATAAACTAAATGTTCCTGAACTAGTATTTTGGGTTGCAATTTCCCATCTTACGTTATCTGCAGATCCACTAACTAAAGCACCATTTCCTACTTCTGAACCTGAATTGTTCATTATTTCTCCTTCAGATAAAGTTTCTAATTGGAAAGGAATACCATTAATTACATCTGAAGCTCCTAAAGCACTAAAAGTTAAATCTACATTAGTATTACCAATTTGAGCTTTGTTTACAGTTAATACTTCATTTATTGCGTAACCACTTCCACCTCCAGTAATTGTTGCAGATTCAACATCTGAAACTATATCACCAGCTGAACTGGTTAGTTGGACTACAATATTTGAACTACCACCAATAGTATCAGTTAAGAATGTTAATTTTTCTCCATCTACATACCCACTACCTGTAGCTGTTGCTGTAATAATTGTTGGGACATTACCATCAATTGTAACAGTAAATGCCGCTCCTGTACCACTACCATCTGTAGTGAAAATAGCGTTAGGGTAAACATTATCTGCAGCATCACTTGTAGATGAGGAGATTGATTGAGTAAAGTTAGGACTACTATCTAATTTTCCACTAGCTGTACTAACTACAATATCTAATGTAGCTCCTGTTCCACTTAGAGAACCAGTTGCAGTTACAGAATAACTACCTAATGTCCCACTTACAGGTGAAGGAGCAACAATGGTTAAAGAAGCTCCTGTATCTATTACTCCACTTTCTTGGACATTATATATTTTATCGGAAGTAGCTGATTCAAAAGACCCAGATACTACTCTAGTTACTATTAAAGATTTTCCTCCTTGAGAAAAATAGTTATTAGCTGAAATAGATGTTAAATAAGTATATTCTGAAGATCCGCTGGTTACGGTTCCACCAAAAGTTGCTAGATATTCACTAAATGAGGTTACTAAGGTAGGAATACCTACAGGGCCTCTAGCAGCAGGTCCTACGATAGCAGCTCCTGCTTCTACGGGTTGACCTTGGATAAAAGATTGATCGTTTTCTCGAACTAATACACCAGGTGAAATTAATGTTTCTGCCATTTTATATGTTTATTTATTGTATTTATTTATAAATATTAAAAAAATCTTCAAAAAACTAAGGGGTAATAGGAGTATCTGATTTTTCTTCTTCAATAGGGAGCAATTCTCCAGTATTTAAATCAATTTTCCCATCTCCATATTTTTCTGTAAGGGATTTACCCAATTCATTTTGTTCTGATATAACATTTTTATATTGTTCTATCAAACCTTCTTTTTGTAATGCTATTTCGCCTAGGGCAAAAATAATTTCATTAGACCTTTGTTGGTTTAATTTAATGTCTTGTAACTCTTCTTGTGATAACTTATTCATATTTTTATTTTATTATAAATATATATAAATAAATTTAAATTAAACTTTTTTAGTTAAGTTTATGTCTTAAGATATATTCTATTTTTTTATATACTTGTTCTGGGGAGATAGCTTTATGACAAATATGTTCAGATAAAGTTCCTTGATGTTGAGGACACCAATCCCAATTACCTTTATCAAATTGAAATCTAGTATCCGCCCAGCAACCGTTACATACTGAGTGGTTTTGGATTTGAGTTATATTTTGGGTAAAATCAAACCCATATGGGTTAAAATTATTTATCATAACAGTATATTTTCCTAAACACCAGTTTACCCATGATAATCCAGAGCCTAACCCAATAAATAAGTCGGCATGGTGGAGATAATTAATAGAATCTTCCCACTTCATACCCTCTTTATTAATAATATTTTGCTTTTTAAATCCTTCTTTTGAAATACTTACTACTTTATATCCTATATTGTTTAACATACCTGCTAAAGTTTCCCAATAGTCATAAGGCCATTCTTTTAACCCTGCTGTTGAACGAGGTCCTATACAAATATATTTTTCTTTAAAAGGTCTAGGTTTAATTTTATAGTTTATACCATAATTTATTTCTTTAAAAGGAATATCTAAAATATCACTAGCAGCTTGAATTAAAGGAACAGTGTTAGGTTTAGTTGGGTGGTATGACCCTTCATCCCATTTATTATCTGTTATATACCACCCTATTTGATATGAAGCATAACAATCTATTGATTGGCCTGGGTTGATAAATTTAATATTTTTATATTCCTTTCTATTTATAAACCAATGATTATGAAAAGTAGATAAAGTTACTTTACATTTATAGTAATCCGCAAACCTAGCTACTTGAGGAACCCAAGCTAAGGTATCTCCAATTGATTTCGATTCTATAGAAATTAATATATTTTTATTTTTTATATCCCAAGTATGATGTATTTTTCCATTTATTTTTATAGTCCAAGGTATATGCCACCTTTTACTACATTTAGTCCAATGGTTAGTTTTTATAGTGTTAGAATATTCTACTTTACCTGTATGTTCATTAATAAATTCAATTTTATATTTTTTAATAATATCTCCTTGAATTTCTACTTTAGGTCCCTGATTGAATGATATTAGGATATTATTTTCCATTTAATAAAGTATTATAAAAGTTTACGTGATTTTCAGCAAATTTTTTTACGTTATTTTTTATATCATGTTTAGTATATTTAATAGGAGAATGAATTATTTCTATTAATTTATTTTTGTCTTCAAAAACATTACCTGTTAAATTATTAATAAAAGGAACATATTCTTCACCATAATGGTCTAAATTATTAGCCATTATTTTAATATTATTAGAAATAGCTTCTTTTAGCACTATAGGATTACATTCCCATGTAGAGGTAAATAACATTAAATCCGCCATTTTAAAAAATCTTTCAGTATCATTTCTTTCACCCCAAACTACAATATTAGGAGGTAGATTTTTCATTAAAGGTGTCCAATATTCAGAAAAGTTTCCAGCTTGGTTTCCAATAAAATGGAATATATAGGTAAAACCATATTTTTCATATAAAGTTTTAGCTATTTCTATAGCATATCCTTGGTTTTTTCCTGGGGTCCATAACCCTACATTTATTATATGAAATTCACCTTTAAGTAAATATCCCATTTCATTTAATATTTCATCCCGGGTTTGGGTAGATTGAATTGATGTATCTATTGGAAAAGGTATTAATGATTTTAATGCAGGTCTGTTTTTAAAAGTTTCTTTAATATGATAATTTGTAACTAAAGCATACCCATCAGGTTCATGGATTTTATTCTCATCTGGGTTGAACCACATTCCATGAGCAGATTCTATTATTTTCCAAGGGTGGTTTTTTTTATATAATTCTTTTTGTAAATCAGGGTGAAAATTATTTCCCCCTCCAAACCCTTCAGGGATTTCTTCTATATGGATTATATCAATTTCTTTTTCGTAACAATAATCAACAATATTATTTTGAATTTCTTCATCTCCAAAACATGAAATAAAATTTTCTCCTACTAGTTTTTGAATTTTATCTCTTTGTACTATAAAATGAGGACTTAAAAATTTCCACTCAACAACATAAATCTCAAAATCTGTATATTGTTGTAATGCTTGGATACGTTTTAATAAAAACTCAGGCATCCCTCCTGTACTTAAATGTGGTGTAATAAATAAAACTTTCATTGGACTGTAATATAAAAACCTTAATTTAAATTATCACGGAATATCATTAATATTTCCTGTGGTTTCTGTTGTAATTGTAATTTTTGACTTAGAGTTTAATTTTTTTACTGCATTTAAATCTTTTTGCATTACATCGGGAACGATATATCCTCTTAAGTTAATATCAAAATTACTTTTTACTAGTCTATCTTGGCCTGCTGTAATTTCAGCTGCAGTTGAAAAAGAATTTACTCTAGCATTAAATTTAAATCTTTCGGGGTTACCCCAATATGAATCTGAAGCATATTCTACTGATTCAATTATTTTATTTAGTTGTTCCATATAATAAGTTTGAACAATACAACTATATGTAATATCTAAATAATCAGGAACTACTACAGTATTAAATTGTTTAGTAGGAATTCTATTATTTAATAAATTAAAATTATTATATGTATTTTTTGGGTTAAAACCTTTTTGGAATGTACCATATAAATTAGGGGAATTAGAATCTAATTTATTGTATGTACTTCTATCTTTTGCAATAGTATCTCTTTTAATTACTATAATAGGTAACATTACAGACCCACCTTTATCTCTATAATAACCATCTCTTTGATATGATTTCCATCTTTCAGGATTACCATATATTATAGGTACTGATCTTCTTTCCCCATTTTGAAATACAAAGGGTTGAATTACATTATTAAAGTAATAAAAAACAGCTTCATCAATATCTTTAATACCTACAGAATAAGTTTTTGATGTTTCACCTTTTTGACTTATTTTAGTTGACCTATTAAATTCAATTCCTGTTTGAGATTTATTAGGGTTAACCTCTTTATTAGGATTTCCCCTTTTAGTATCAAATGCAGTTTGCAATCCTTTACTAATTTCTTGTTGTTTTTTTGGATATGGTTTAAAGTTAGGCATTAAAATCTTTCTTTATAGGGTGAAATCGCTACTTTATCATTCGGTATTTTATGAGTTTTGATTATAATAGATAAGTTAGTACCAAAATCTTCTAATCCTGGGTTTAATGGGTTTAGAGACCCATCTGAATTATTATTAGGATATGATGGATTTTTACCTACAAAATATTCATTTGATACTGTAGAATCTACCCCATAATAATTTTTTTGGTATAAAACAATATCTCCTACTTCAGGAACTACATTAGCATCTACTAAATCATCTCTAAAGAAGGCAAATTCAATTCCTTGTCCAAATCCAACTCCTTCATCTGTTTCAGTATATTGCTGATCTTCTCTATTAATTAAACAGTTAAATAAAAAAGGACCATCATAATATTTTTCTCCAGCAGCTTCACCATAAATATTTACACCAGTTTCTTCTAGTTTAAATTTATAAATAGCTGCTTGTTGAGTTATAATATCATGTAATAACTCTCTATTTAATCCTCTTATTAAACTCACATCACGTGAACGACCAAACATTGCCATATTATCCTACATATATTGTATACGGTACTTGTTGTAGTTCCGTTTGTTTAAATTCTGTTTCTTGTGCTCTTCTTTCTAGTAATGATTTACGAGAAGTCTCATCAAAATAAGCTCTTAACCTTTCTATTAAAGCTGCTTTTTCAGCTGTTGCTGCTGTTATTAAATCAGATTGGTTTAATGTTATTTCGGAATTTGGGATTGGAATATTACTATATTTTCCTCTTACATATCCTAACATTTCTTTTGATATTGCTAAAGTATATTCAAAAATCCATTGCCTACCTACTGCATTTATACTTTCATAGCTAGGATTAGTATATGGTGTTTGAGATACATTAGCTATTTTTCCACTACTGTTATATATAGCACTATTAATTCTATCTTCTCTTATAATATATTCAAACCAATAATTACCACTTCCAGTAGTTGGGATTGGGAATATTTTTAATTGATTGTTTCTTAATTCAAAACTATAATTTGATCTTCTAACCTGGTCATTTATTTCAATTGCCTGGATTGCTTGTAGATCAAAATTTAGAGGCATCATTAAAAAATTAATAGCAGGGCTCATACCACCAAATCCAAAACTATCAAACATATTTTGGGACCCAAATCCAGTTCCTACATAAGGATCATAATATCTAGTAATAGCAGGGGAAGGTTGATAAAATACTTTTTTAATTTCAATACTACTAGTTATACCTTGATCTACAGCCCATTGAGCTAAATCATAATCTTGTTGGCTTGCTGTCATTGCAATTGAACCCGTATAATATGTTAAATTTCCTCCTGTACCTGCTTCAGCACCATATTGTTCTGTTAATTTTACTATAGGTTCAAATGTTGGAGTAATTATTGTGCTATTTAAAGAACTGGTATGGGAATAACCTTCTAGATCTAGTTGATTATCTCTAATTTTATAAGCGGATAATTCATTACCATATGTAGTTACAGCTTCTTCAAAAGCAGCAAAAAATGATCCTGATTGTAATTCAATATCTACTAACGGATAACCTAATCTTGAGGCACAAAATTTTGCTACTTTAATGGCATCTGATGAAAATCCAACTTCATTATCATAAAATCCAAAAGGGGTAAGGCCATCTGTTCCAGCTATAAACTGTGGGTTACCATCATAAATTGGTACATTCATAATATATTTTTGTTATAAATATTAAGTTAATTTTTATTATTATAAATATAGGAACCTGATGTAGTTATTGATATACCTCTATCAATGGCTTCTTGGTAATATTGAATTAAATCTTCTACAATAGAATCCCTATGGTTACTATGTAGTGTAATTGCTTCTAAATTTTTAATTTTTCTAGCAGCTGTATATAAAAATTTAAAACCGGATTCAGATTTTTTCTTTAAATCAGTCTGGTGTTGGTCTCCACATATCATCATTTTACTTCTTAAACCAATACGTGATGTAATCATTTCCATTTGTTCATGGGTAACATTTTGTGCTTCATCTACAATTATCATTGATTCTAAAAATGTTCTACCTCGCATAAATGATACAGGTACAATTTCTATTTTACCATCTTCTATAAGTTTTTCAATTTTAACCTTATCATATAAAGCGAAAAAATTTTGGTAAATGGGTTGAACCCAGGGATCCATTTTTTCTCTTAAATCACCAGGTAAAAACCCTATTTCTTCTTTTGATACAGTAGGTCTGGTTATTATAATTTTATCGTATTGTCTTCGTAACAGACCATCTAGGGCAACATTACATGCTAAAAGTGTCTTGCCACTTCCAGCTCCACCGGATAGTAAGGTAATTGTATTTTCAAGTATAACTGCTTTCGCTTCTTTTTGTTCGGCATTAAGTTGGAGTTTGAACTTAATTGGGTTTTTTGGAATTCTCTTCGGACGATAAACGTCGTCAGTATGTGGTTTTGACGCCATAGACTTCTTAATTTAGGGGTTATACAAATAATTA